TACAATCAAAATAACCGCCTACTTTTATTGGAGAACCTTTTAAAGAAGTTAACTTATTATAAGAACAATTAAAATCACCACCAACTTCTTGTGGAGATCCTTCTAAAGAAGTTAACTTATTATCATAACAATAAAAACTACCACCAACTTCTTGTGGAGCACCTTCTAAAGAAGTCAATTTATTATGAGAACAATTAAAATCACCACCAACTTTTTGTGGAGATCCTTCTAAGGAAGTTAACTGATTATTATTACAATCAAAATAACCACCAACTTCTTGTGGAGAACCTTCTAAAGAAGTTAACTTATTATCATAACAATAAAAACTACCACCAACTTCTTGTGGAGCACCTTCTAAAGAAGTCAATTTATTATCAGAACAATTAAAATTACCTTTTACATATTTAAATTTAACCAGTAATTTAGTTAAACCTAAATTACTTAAATCAACATTTCCATCAGAAGAATAAGTACCATCAGAATTCTTAATACAATTAGAAAGTCTTCTTTGAAGAACTTCTTCTTGTGAAATAGGTTTAAATAAAGAATCAAATTGTGAAGAAGAAATAGACATAACTAAAATGTCTTTCCACCTAATTTAGTAAATCCAATACCGCCACTAATTTTATTTTCATCATCTTGAATTTGCCTGGCTAACCTTGAAATATACCAATCAATCTCCCTTGTAGTAAGCTTTTCTCTAATATCTCTAATATTAAAACCAGGTAATCTACACAAATTAAATTCTACTTCCAAAAGCGTCTGTAATTGTGGATCCTGTTGGAAATAAAAAGTCAAGTCGAAAGGGTATTTCTATTTCCTCCGGATCAATTTTAGATCCTTCTTTCTCTGCTTCAACCTTACATTTTGGACATTCAACTTTGGCTTTCATGTCTAATCCATGAAAGAATTTTTCATGGAAAGCATAAATAAGAACAAGATCCTTAGTTGAAAAATCCTTCAACATTTGAACTTTATCTTCAATCTTACCTTCATCTGTTATTGTTCTTGCATACTTATAAAGATGATGATCATCATGACCATCTATGTATTCACTTATTGAAATAGTATCTCCAACATTAAATGGTCTAAGATTAATAATCTTTCCATTGGAAAGAGTTATTGGATATGGAAACTTGAAATCCTTTGGTAATTCAATGGTAGCCATAGTATTAAGATCAACTTGAACTTTTACCTCGTTTAGACAATAAGAACAAACATAATTAACATTAACGATATTAGTATATGAATTAATATACTCCCAAAGCATTATATATAATCGATCACCAAGAGTAACACTCTTTGGATCCACACCCTTTAGAACTCGTTCAATAACAACAAGGAATTTTTTGTCTAAATTTGAAGAATTAATAGTGGAAAGAATAATTTGATCTTCACCACAATACGGCCTAATTTTAACAGCGTCAGGATTGATATTATAAGGAATGCATCTTGACGGAAGAGAAATTGAAAAGAAGTCTTCTTTTCCCATTTTAAACCTTTCAAAGTTAAATTGTTTGATTTCTCTTCCATGAAATATTATCTAGTCCTGTTAATTCAATTTCATCTACAGATAATTCTATTTTATATCTTAAAACTTCTTCAGTAGCCTGATTTAGATCATTTTCAGGTAATTTTGTGGGAAAACATCTTTTCAACTCATATCTATTATTAATTATACCACTTTGAGTAGTAGTTTCAACATGTATATTTCTAGTATACCTATTTTTAGGACTATAAAAACCGTCCCTGTCAACAACAAGATATCGCCATTCCATGAAATATAAATAAACAGCATTATCCATCGGACTTAAAAACTCCAATGAAACTCTGTCAATATTCATTAATCCTGGAAAGAATCTCTGATGGGGACCGTATCTAAACTGTTCAACTTCAGGAATGTTGTAATTTCCAAAATAAACCGATTGGCAAAACTGAGACACATACATACCATTAATTCCACTTATATTATGAGGCATTATTAATTGCCAATCAAAGGTCCGTTGGAGATCCCATGTCTTTGAAATCTTAGATAAATTAAAATTTGTATCCATAGTTAGACATGGTTTCTATTTTAATTAAATACCTGGAATAGACACACCAACATTAACGGAAATTGAAGAACTAGCTTCCTCCCAATAATCATAGGCCCAAGTAACACTATAAGTAACAACACCTTCAGCATCTTGTGCAATGGGTGTATCATCTATATTTCTTGGATAAGCACCAACCATCTTGAGAGATAACCATGCATTTCCGGCACGATCTAACATCTTCATAATAAAATCAGACTTGATAAGCAAATCTGAAGTACCAATACCACTTCTAATCTGCCTAATTCTCTCCATCCAAGCATTAATGGCAGTAAATGTCTTTTTATCTGTACCTTCCATAAACATAGCAGTCCAGGCATGTGGAACTGTAGCTTTACCTGGAATACTTATACCTGGAGTACCTCTAAACGGAATAAGTATTTCTCCAAAGCCTCGACCAGGAATAACAGCACTACGGCAACGAATTGACATAGCTTTCTTATCCCCACCACCAAGCATAGTTGGAAAAGTAACTTCCCATTCATAATCTCTTGCTGGATTTGTAAGATTAAATTTAAGTGCATCAATTGACATTACCATAGTATAACCTCCGGTTATCAAACATAACTTATTCTTCAATATTTATATTTTCACTTTCTTCAACCAAATGTTTTAAATTATTAATGAATCTTTTCTTTGATGAAGATGAAACTTTTGAACCTTTAGCATTCATAATAACTGATTCATTAACTTCCCAAAAACTTAGCTTCCATTCCTTTTTTGATTGATCAACAAAACTAACAGTAAAGCAAGGCATTCTATTTTCATACCACACATGATGCACCACAACATTCTCAATATTGGAAATTTTATATATTAAATCACGATTTACCTTTTTTAATTGCTGAACATCGGGCCATTCTTCTAATACTTTTTTATACATATCAACTTCAGATTCTACAGCTTCTTTTATTTTTTCAAATAATTCGTCAAACATATTTCACTCCTTAGAACATTACTCCGCGTGATATCAGTTCTTCAAACGATGCTCCAGTAGGAGTAGCAATAGTCTGTAACTGAATAAAATTGATGGACCTAACCGGCTTAATGAAAACATCAACATTCAACTGATTGGCATCAATTACAACAGAGGTATTGTTAGTGGTATCACACAAAACACGATAGCCACGATCACCAGATTCAGTTTGGAAAGCACCTTGAGAAGATAACCTATCAAGATATTCTTCAAGCATTGAAATGACTCTAGTCCTTGTTTCAATTGTATTTCCTTCAAACACAAATTGACGAAGTGAAATACTCATTGATTTTTCAAGAACAATAAACAACCTTCTAACATTAACATGACTAAATGCACTTGACTTCACCTGTTGAGTAACGTCACCCCAAACCACAATACCACTACCACTGAACTTCTGAATTGGATTGATTTGGGCCTGATACAACACATCACGTTCACCCTGAGTAAACACCACACTACCGGCAAGAGCTATAACATTCAAAGTTCCACGATCAAATCCAGCAGGAGAATCCCATGGGTTTCCAATATAATCATTATAAGCATACTGTGCAGCTACATATCCGGACACCGGAACATCAACAAGCTGATCGTTAAAAGAATCATAAATTTGAACCCACGGAGCATATAATGCACAATAACTAGAATTAAAATTCTGTGTATCATCTCTCCACGTTACCATACTAGCAACAGAAGTTATATTTTCATATGGTACGTCAAGAATGCACATACAATCCGCTCTTGTTTCTGCAACTACTTTCATTTCTGTCTGAACTGCAACTGCTGTTTCACCACCATTGATAAGAATTCTAACATCAACCTTATCAGGATTTATAAATTCAGCCCAACCAAGTATTAACTGAGCAGAAGAAATAGCAGCACCATCATATCCACCATCAAAAACTAAAGCAACAGCTTGAGCTTGTGGAAGAACAGTATCAGCTAAAGCACTATCAGCAACAACGATATACTTGCTTATTCCATTAATCTTATCCTCAAGATACATCTGCTTTCCAAATCCATCAAGTTTATTCTTTCTAGAAACCTTCCATTTTTCAACTTGAGACCAATTACCATCATCATCCTGATGATATACAACTATTTCAAATGTATACTGTTCTGTAGCTTCGGATTCAGATCCAGTCTTAACATTCTGAATTACAACTTCAAGCTTATCATTCCACACACCCGGATTTGCTCCAAGAATTTGAAATACAATATCATCATCCAAACCGCTAGCAGCAACAAAAGTAGATACGGATTGACCCACAGTTAAAGCTTCATTAACTTCACTAGAAGTTGACGACATTATATATATACCACCATATAAAGCACCATTATGAACTCTCAAACAATAGAGTTGAGATCCTTTTGCCAAATAAGCAAGTGCAGTATAATGGAAATAATGACCCGTGGTTGGATCCGGTTCTCCGTACTCATCAATAAATTGCTGACCAGTTGTGATAAGTACGATATCATCAGTGTTGCCTTTTGCCGAATAGCCAACAAGTGCAGCAGCAGAAGTAGCTACGGCTGGAACAACATCAGAAATATCTTTTTCAATCGGATAAACACCAGGACTAAGATAAACTCCCATAATAATCTCCTAATTTATTTTGACCTTTTTAATTACTCAACAAAGTATAAATTTCCGTCATTAGTATCACTAGTTAAAGATTCATCCAACTCAACATATGTAAAACCATCTGTTTGTGTTGAGGAAATGATGGTATAAACTCCATTATTATCTGTAGAGTTTTCAATAAAAATCTTCTTTCCTTCAAGAAAATCGGAGGCAAATTCTCCAAGAATCTTAATAGTATTTAATGAAGCATTAATTGAGAAAATTCCATATAAATTTTGTCGCAGCATCTTTAATGCCGCAGCTAATTCAACATTCTGATCTTCATCCTCTACACATATTTCATAATAATTCTCTACTTCATCCTTGTCATATGTAGTTACTCTAATTTTAGAAATAATTCCAGAGTTAAAAGTTTCGCTATTAAACGTCCAACCATCCACTTTGATTGATGCACTAGCTACGTATATTAAACCTTCTGTATATTTCCTTGCTATTGTTGACTCATCATTAACCGGACTAAAATGAATATCAAAAGCAAGAGGATATAAATCAGAATAGGTTATATTAAGCTTTGGATTATTATGAATCCAAAACATATAACGTTCTGTACACAGATTTATTTTATCAAGATCCTTACTCCAAAAACATATTTCATAATTAAGATCCATTGGAACAGCTTTAACCGTGGTATATGAGGAACGATTTCCAACAATAACAGGAAGATCAATACCCCTCCGTGAAACATAAGTATTATTCCTGGACCAGGAATATTCAGTTCCAACACGCCATAAATTAATGAATTCAAGAAAATTTTTACCACGTTTTTCGGAAACTTCTCTTAAAGCTGTTTCTTTAGGTATTAAAATTACTCCTTTGTTTATATTAGTCTCTTCAAAAGAAGATTGTGTGGAAATTCCAAGAATATCACCAAACTTTGAATATAACAAAGTACGAAGACCAATGTCCATTGTGTAAAGAAAACTACTTGCCATTTAACTTCCTTAGTCAATTAATAAGGATTTTTTACTTTCTTTAAGCTTGTCAACCTCTCTAAGATCAATTTTCATATAAGCTCCGGAATTCTTCAAATAATCAAAGTTTTCAACTACCACATCAGTTAATTGGCATCTTGGAGGAAGAATTGTGTTAAAGGAACTTTGTTTTACCGTAATTTGATGATCAGTTGTATTTTTAATACATGTAAGTCTAACACCCATTTTAAACCTTTCAAATTAAACTAAATCTTTACCACTATTATGATTAAAACAAAGGACCTGATATCCTGGTAAAAAATCATTACGGATTAACCATTCGGATTTGTGTTGTAATTGATATTCTCTTTTATGTCTATTAGTGCAATCTTTACATTTATCTCTTAATCCATCTTTCCTGCTAGAATCTACATGAAAATTATCAGAATTGAGAGGTAATTCACGTCCACAATCATCACAAATTCTAGTTTCTGATAATAAATCTATCATAATTCAATTCTCTTTGGTACAACTAGAAAAGTCTGCCTTATCAAACTATCATGCATTTCTGGAATTATAATATCAATACATTCAAAATGTTCTGAATTAATATCATTTGGTACAAATTCAATATTAATACGAAAAAATGAATGTATTTTTATTGTTACATCAATTTCATCTCCGGCATTTGATCCAGAAACTGGTATTGCTTTATGACCAAACCAACTTATTATAGGTCTTTGATCTTCAACATGAAAACCAAGAGCTTTTAACTTATGTATATTAGGCTTCCAATTTATAAAAACCTTTGTAGTATATTCGGTATAATCAAGATCTCCATCTACACCATAAGCATCCTTGGCTTCGTAAACACCAAGAGAAGTATCATTAGGAATCCAAAGAGTACAATCAATTCCATAATTATCAAGGGAAACATCAATCTGCTTCCTAAGTGCATCAATAGTCTCTCTTGGGATCATTTTACTCATTTAAACAGTTCCTTATTTCTTTGAAGCTTCAATTTCAGCCTGAGATTTTACTTTCTCCATACCAACAGTTTCATTTTTATCATAATCAATAACTATAGACCAAGCATCTTCAGAAAAACAATAATAATTACCAAATATTTTCAATATTGGATATTCATCATCAGTCTTTTTGCATGGAACTGCTTTATGAATCCAACTATCCTCCATATCAAAAATGTATGCTACTTTTCCATCTTCACTAAGTTCCAACAAACTGTATATATCACGACTCCATTTAGGTCTCTTCTTACCATCTATAATATCAATCCATTCTTTTTTATTGGAATAACTTTTGACTTCTTTTCATTAATACTAACTAACTTAAACAATCTTTCAAGTATGTTATTCATTTTTAGAAATCCAATCTAGCCTCAACAAGGCTATTATCTTTATCAATTGTTACTTCTAAATCAGTTGGTCCAAGCGGAAACTTCATTTCACCATCAATAACAATACTTTCAACCGGAATATCAATAACATGTTCCTTACCATCTAAAGTTTTATAACTTACTTCATCAATATTAACAACAGAAACATCAACTCCTTTTATCCCCCACCTTTTATGATCTAAAACAGCATACCACTCAACCATAACCTTTTTTGGTGATATTTCATCAAACTCACCAACTATATGAACTTCAACTTCAGTCCTATAGGTATTTTGATCATGTTCTTCTTTTAAAGTTCTTTCAAGTAAATCATTCATATTCATTATTTAGATCCCTTTTTCTTAATGACACTAAAACTATGATCAGGGTTTTCTATTACTATCGCATCTATGTTCTTTGCTAACTCATCGGCTTCTCTTTTATCAACCACTTTTGGATTTACTGTATAAAAATCACTCTCAGGCTCAGTAGCTTCATCAACATCATTTATATTTGGACTTATAATATATTTATCAGTTAAAGTATCATACATCATCTTAACCATACCATCACCTTCTGATTCAAAAGATGAATTTGGTCCTGGTTTAAATTCTGAAGTAGAAAGAACAGAATAAAGATTACTATCCTGACCACCGTGATTATGATTGGCAAACCAATACATTGCTATTTCTGCATCCTCTTCAAATCCATCTTCAAGACCAAATATTTCTTCTAGAGTAGCTAACATATCCTCTTTTGTTGGATCATCATTAATAGATTCATTACAAGCACCAGCTTCCATCTTCTTTAATTTAGTATAATACTTAGGATCCTCTATTAAATGATCCATAGCAATTTTTTGGGCTTTGCTCTTATTGTCCGTATGCTCCATTTCAACTTTTATTCCAACAGCAAGTTGATCCTTATCAAAATCTTCAGGTTTATTTCCAGCCTTTTTAGCAAAACCACCATTTTCTTTTACTTCTACAGGCTTATATTTAGCAAGTTCAGTATAACATTCTTCCCTATCTTTACATTTCTTGTATGTCTTACCGTTTACTTTTAACTCCCAATATGTTCCACCAGGATCACCCATTCCAGGACTTATAATTGAAAACGTCTTTACACTATCAGGTACTTCTATTTTAGCTTCATCAACTTTTGATTCATGAACATCAAAGTGTTTTAAACTATTAATAATTGATTCAATCCTAAATTCATCATCATTCTTTACCGCTGTTCTTAATTCTTCACCTTCTTCTTCACCAACATCTTCCCAATTTAATCCATATTCAGACAATATGTCAGAAATCCTTTTACAAATTGGACACACTGTATTATCAAATTTATCAACTTTAATATCCTCTTCTTTCACAAATTCTTCACACATATCACAATCGATTCCACTCTCTCCTTCTTCATGACTATCTAACTCAACATCCGATATTTCTTCACCACCATTTTGTTCAGCATATTCTTTTTTAGCACGCGGAAGCATTATATATTTAAGATAATAAGCTTTAATTCCAACATCATCTGCATCACCGATATCTTTATCTTCCATTCCAGTCATGTCAAGCAAAGCAAGAGCATCAATCATAACATCGTCTTCTGGGAATTGATCATAAATTACATCATTCTTCAAAGCCCATTGAAGAATTTCCTGATCTTGAGGATTTATACCGGGAACTTCACCTATCAATTCACGAACACCCTCTACCAATTTCTTAATTTTAACCTCTTCACCATCCTTATTGAAATCAGGCTCTATTCCTTCATCTACTTCCCCTCTTTCCTGTTCCTCTTCATCTTCAGGAGTTAAATCATCTTCAATTCCTCTTAAGGAATTATCAATATATTTAATTAGTTTTTCAAGACCATTTTTCTTTAATGAACTTTTAAATTCTTCAGTTTTAGCAGCTTTAATCAAAACATCATTATCAGCAATAATATCAGCTATATATTCAGCCCAACTATCAAATCTAACTTCACGTTTCTTTACTACTTCATTAAATTGAATTAATATTGTTTTAATCAAATCTTCGACTTGTTCTTCATCAGTAAATTCAACTTCTTCCTCACTTTCATTTATTTTTGATTCTTTAACATCAAATTCTCCTTCTCTTTCCATTCTTTCTTCTTCTGCTTCTATTTCATTCTGAATATCCTCTTCATCTTCAGGAGTTAAATCATCTTCATCAGGCTTTACTTTCTTTTCAGTTTCATACTGATTTAATAACTTTAATGCAGCAGTTTCAATTGAACCTTTAATATATTTACCAACTTCACTCAAATGAACATATATAACAAAATTATTTCTTATTACATGAAGTGCATCGATATAACCGGCAAGTTTAGTTCTATGTGTTGGAGCAGCTTTTATTATATAATCATCAAGAGGTTCACGCATACCAAAAACCTTGAATTTATTATCTTCATATTTTGACTTAGTACCACGTGGATTATATTGACCTTCAGTCTCATTTACCCTGGATTCACGAACAGCTTTATTAACTCTATCAAATAGTTTATCGAAATACATCCTAACACCCCTTATAGTTCAATCAAAGAAATTTTATCACCATCTTCACTACACCAAAAACCTGTAGCTTTTCCTTCTGGATTAACCAAATCCTTAACTCGATCAGACACGCATTCACCACAAGACCATGAAGCAGTTTTTATCCCTTCTCCATCCTTATAAAGAGGACGAAGTCTAACAGATAAATCCGAAAATCTTAAATTCATGAAATTCTGAATAGCCTTTGGTCCGGAAAATTCACATGGTTCACTAGTATCAGGACCAATTCCACAAAATATAGCACCAACAATATTCAATGCTTTATCATCGGTTGGAACTGTCTTTACACCATTTTCTATTAACTTATTAAAAAATTCATCAATTCCTGTAGCAGGAAACTTAACGATATATTCACCAATAACGGTTATCATTTGCTTATAAACATCTAATCTAGCAGCCATAACTATCCTATTTTAAATAACTTCTTTTAACAGTTTTCATTAATTTTTCACATGGAACAGGATTACCAGAACAAACAAAATAACCACCAACTTTTTGTGGTGCTCCTTCTAAAGAAGTTAACTTATTATTAGAACAGTCAAAATCACCACCAACTTC